GCGTGGTTGTGTAGCCAACGATACCCTGCCGCCTTTTCCGCCCACCTGCGGAGAAGGCGCTCCTCGCGCTCACACCACCCGTTGGGACAAGACGGGGCGACGATGTCCATTATTTTACGCAGAGAAAATATGCGCCTGACGTCGGGCAAGTTCGTCGACCTCATTATTCTTTTCATTCGTGGAATGCGCTCTCACCCATTCGATCATGACTGTACTCATGAGTTCAATCAATTCAAAAATACGCACCCACAACTCCTTGTTCGCAACATCCTTACCTGTACTCGTCTTCCACCCGTTCGCACGCCATTTCTTTGACCATTCGGTGATACCGAGTTTCACGTATTTACTATCCGTGTATACGGTGACATCCTTTTCATCTAGCTCCAAACACTTTTCGAGTGCCTTAACCACGGCCGTCATTTCCATGATATTATTTGTCGATGTGTGATGTCCTCCTTCGACCACGAATTCTGGGTCATAACATTTTGCCGCCCATCCACCTGGTCCCGGATTGCCTAGACAACTCCCGTCTGTATACACTTCGATCATGTCTTATAATTTACTGGATTTTAAACTTTAACTGAAATATCGTTTCTAAAAAATAGTTTTCACTCTTTTTTAGAAAAAATGTTTTCAAAATACAATAATTTTTTATACTCTAAAATTTCTAGCGCTATTAGTATTAAAGCTACCCCCATAGCCACTGTTATTAGAGATGGTTCTCGAGTTGAGGATTGGTAACCTGGTTTGGTTGTTGTAGTTATTGCGCGCACCCTTCTTCTTATCGAAAAACACGACATAAACAATGACTGCACACAAGATAACCAAACCGATGGTCAAACCTATGACGGCTTTGTTCGTTCGTCTGGGCGATTCAACCTTCGCTACAGATGGAACGACGACTGGTTCTTCGACGACTGGCTCTTGTTCTTCGTCTGCCATTTATAGTTAATCTATATTTTATTTCTGTTCATCGACGACTGGTTCCTGAACTGCGGGGGCGGGGCCGACGTCACCTTGGAACCGCTGCACTTGATAATACGTGTCATTTTTAAGTGCTTCACCAAACTTAGCCATTTCACCTAGTGCGTGGTCGCGTGGCAAAAATTTACTAATCTCACCGCCTTCACTGAATGGATTTATGTAATTAGCATCCTTTGATCTCATATTTACGTACGCGTTGTGATTGTTTATAAAATCTACGTTATTCTTACCGATTTGAACGAACGTATCGTAGTACAGTTTTTGTTTTTCTGGATCCATGAGCATTTCACCCATTTTAATTCGCACCTCGTCCATAATCTTCTCGAAACTCTCATCCTTAGGTTTGTATCTGTGACAGTTCTCAGTGGCGTCCGAATACCATCGCTTATCGTTTACATCCGAACCGACTTCACCAACACCGCCAACTGGAACGAACTCGTCTGTATCACCGACTCTACATTCCATTACCATTTGCTTCTTGGCTCCCGCGCCTTCGCCCGACTCTATCGATTTCTCCCTGCAATCCAGTTTTGTCAAACACTGCAAGAGATCATTATTTTTGACAGATTCTTTGATAACACCGCCTATATCTTCAATCACGGTTGCCAAAACTCGTGCATCACCTGAATCTTTTATGACTTTATCGAGCATTTCCTTAACGAGTGGTTGGTTAAACACCTCAATAGATATATCAAGGAATTGTTCGAGTAGAGTACCCGCTATGGTCATGCCATTGTTATCGTTTGGAGACGTGTAACCCTCGCGTATTTTGTACGTTTCCATGTTTTTAATCTTATCCTTCAAATTGGAGAGTTCACCCGCTGTATCCACCGACGATGGCTTGCGTCTTCGCAAAAAAAGTAAAGTGACGAGAATTACTACGGCCGCAACGAACAACCAAACTCTATAATCGCTCTTCATCCCTATATAATGTATACAATTTAAAAATGATAGTAACATTTTTAGATTATATTTATTAGAAGCGCGAGTCGAATTTTATAATACTTAAGCTATAATAAGCTTAGTTGGAGAACGCGAGGCCACCCATACCGGATTGGATGCGGAGGACGTTGTAGTTGGTCGCGAACATGCGAAGAGTGGTTTCCTCGATGCCGGTCTTCGCCTTGATAGCGACTTGAGCATTGTCAATACGACTGAAATTACAGCTCCCAGTTGGCTGATGTTCTTCTGGTTTCAGGGCGAAACTGTAAGCGTACACGCCTGGCGCTGGGGAGCCGGAGTGGTGCACGAATGGTTGCACTTGGTTGAAGTACTTACCGGATTGCTCCTTGAAGCGATCTTGGCCGTTGAGGACCAACTTGAAGGTATCCAAAGTTCCGTTGTCATCTTCGGAGAAGTTGGCACCCTTGAAGGCGACGAGTGGGACACCAGCGAGGGAGCTGGAGACGAGGCAGTTCGACTCGGCGGTGACGCCGAGGATGTTAGAGGTGACAGTCGCGTGGGCGTTCGCGGTGCGGAAAGAGTCGTCACCGTTGTCCAAGCACCAGACAAGTTCCTTGACTGGGTGGTTGTAGGAGAGACGCTTTTGGACTTCCGAACCGGCGCTGACGGTGTCGGTACCGGTGTGTTGGACTTGCTCGATGAGGTATTCGTGACCCTTTTGCGCAAATCGGCGTCGTTCCTCGGTGTCGAGATACACGTAGTTGGCCCAGACCTTGAAAGTGGAACCGTCGGTAACACCGGCGGCCTTGAAGTCAGACGACAAATCGAAATCCAATCGGACTTCGTGGTATTGGAGGGCGATCAAAGGCAACGCCAATCCGGGGTTGCGGTTGAAGAAAAAGATGAGTGGCAAGAAGATCTTACCGCCGACGTGCGCGGAGGTGGTCATCTTACCGTAGTTCGCCTTCTTGGACTCGTCCAAGTAAAGCTCGGAGTACAAACGCCACCACTTTTGGTAGTGCTTGTCGATGCGCTGGCCACCGATGGACAATTCAACATCCTTGACGGCACGTTCCGCGATCCACGCATCCTCACCCGTCGCAGCCTTAGCACCGGCCTTCATTTCGACGTACATGTCGGCGACCAAATCACCGTTACGGGCAACGGTGACGGAGACGCGGCCATCGGCACCTGGGGTACCGTTGACGGTTTGTTCGATGTTTTCCATCGCGAAGTTGGTGTGACGCTTGTACACCGCTTGGAAGAAAGTGACTTTTGGGTTACCCGTGAGATAGACATCTTGGGCACCATAGGCGACGAGTTGCATGAGGCCACCAGCCATTGTGAGAGTTTTTGTACTATATACCAAGAAAATAATTTCGCGAAAAAACTCAGCTTGATTTTTCCTGGGGTAATGTATAATGTCTGAACCAACCGTACCCGAACCAACTGTTGATATCGAAGAATCTGGATCCGAGTCTGAGTATGAAACAGAGAGTGAGCTCGACATTCCAATGGATGAATCTCAACTGCCTGAATTCGGCGACGACGAGGACGGTGAAATCCCAGAGTGGGTGGTCACCGGCGACGAAGAACCCGACTTGATCGGTCACATCACGGATGTTGCTGCGTCTCTGTTTTCGACTGAAGAGGGTGAGACTGTGTGCACCGCCCTGATGTCTATATCTAAACAACTTGAGACACAAAACCGAATCATGATAAAAATCTTATCTCAGATGCAAAAATCAACTTAGAAAAATAACTCGTGTATGTTACAAGGAGCTGGTGATGGACACGCATTTCATAAACAATGATGCAAATCCGATAGAGACTAATCAGGTGATGTGGATGAATCACATTCAAAGTCTCAACCCGGAACAGCTCGTTAACCTTTTGACCCAATTGGAAGACATGTGGGACATCCCTCGCAAAAACGACGAAGCGGTATCCTTTCAACTGGGTTTTAAAAATTTTTTTGCGGTGGACGAATTGGATAGTCAAACTGGATTACCAAAAAATATGATTGACATTGAAAGCATTTCTGCGAAGCATCAACGCTTGAACCTACAACTCGGACAGTTGTATCACCGAGCCAATGCACTGAAATTACTTGAACTCGATGACTTTGATGACATGAAAATCTCTACGAGGATTAACCGCCTGATAGATCAAGTTGACGACGCGTGGCAAATTGTGTTCAGGCACACAAGAATCTTTGAACGTATCAATAACCCGACGTATATACCGATTAATCCAGAAACCGATCCTTCCATTTTTAGATGTTCAACTCTTCCAGGCACGTTGGATGAATTAAGCCCGTACCAACAGGCAATCCTCACAATCCTCAAGAAACTTTACGAAGGAAACATCAAACGATACAAGGGTCACTGTTGTAGACAGATCAGAACCGAAGATGGGTACGATACAAGGGCGTGGAAACAGGAATACAGGATTCAGGAGTATGTGTATAGTGTTTCGCAAAAGGAGACTGAATTTGAACTCTGGAAAAACCTTTCGTGTAGAGGTTCGGCCTACGGGGACGTGATTCGTCACTTAACAAACTGCAATGATATGCAATTTCCGGAAATTAAGAGGAATCGTCATGTCTGGTCGTTTAAAAATGGTATTTTCGTGGGTAAAAGTTGGTCTGCGAAGACCGGGCTGTACCAAACTGATTTTTACATGTACGATTCAAAGGAATTCAAGAATCTCGATCAGGCAATCGTGAGTTGTAAGTACTTTGATACCGATTTCGAAAACTATGAACACTTGGAAAAATGGGAGGATATCCCCACGCCATATTTTCAATCCGTCCTTGATTACCAAAAGTTCAACGAAGATGTGTGCAAGTGGATGTATATCATGGGAGGGCGTTTGTGCTTTGATGTGGGAGACATGGATGGGTGGCAAGTGATTCCGTTTTTGAAGGGCATCGCTCGTTCTGGTAAGAGTACGTTGATTACCAAGGCTTTTGCACACTTTTACGACGTTGATGATGTGCGAACACTTTCAAATAACGTTGAAAAGAAATTTGGTCTCTCTTCTATTTACGATGCTTTTGTATTCATCAGCCCCGAAATCAAGGGAGATATCTCATTGGAACAGGCTGAGTTTCAGTCGATTGTGTCTGGTGAACAGGTCTCGTGTGCGATTAAGCACGAAAAAGCAAAGACAATGACGTGGAAGGTTCCGGGTATTCTCGGTGGTAATGAGGTGCCGAGCTACAAGGATAACTCTGGGAGTGTTTTGCGACGTATCTTGACTTGGAACTTTGGTAAACAGGTCAAGGATGCGGATCCCACGTTAGATAAGAAATTGGAAGCCGAAATCCCCGCGATTCTTCAGAAATGTATCCGTGCGTACTTGGAATATGCACAAAAGTACGCAAACAAGGATATTTGGAATGTAGTTCCGCAGTACTTTAAAGATGTACAAAGGCAAGTTGCGACAGTATCCAGTACGTTGGAGAACTTCCTACAATCACCTTACATCAAATATGGAACCGAGCTTTGTGTCCCTCAGAAGATCTTCGTTGAAAAGTTCAACGAACACTGCGGCGCAAATAACCTTGGAAAACCGAAGTTCAACCAAGACTTCTACGCCGGTCCTTTCAGTCAGAGAGATGTCGAAGTGCGTCAGCACACTGGCATGTATAAGGGTGTACCGATTAGTATGCAACCCTTCGTATTTGGATTAGACATAGTAGTAGATACACTCGTTTCAAATGAGGATGATGCATAATAAAAATATATACTTACATCAGATATGGAACGCCCCAGCTCCCTTCAAAAATTCATAAAAAACTCGGGTGTGCAAGTCACCCGTGCGTCTCCACCTAGTTTTCCTCGTCGCTTACAAAACTCGACAATAAATAACCAAAATTTGGGTAATTTCGCCGAATTTTTGGATAGCAACAGCAACAGCAACAGCAATAACGTCGTGAAATACCTCACTTTAAGTGGCCTTAATTTGGGTATGTTTAATGCGACCGTAAACAAACAATTTGATGCCGAAGCTCGCATTGATTTGAAAGACATTCTCAAAAAGGCCCCACTCGGAAAAACCTCGATCGGACAGGGTCTTCATATAGACACGAAAGAGATTGTCGGTGTATACGGGCGATTCAAGACTGGATTTACCCATACACGTGAATACGGTAAACGGGGTGACATAAATTTGAACTTTTTCACCGTTCAAATCAAATTTTCACTCACAAATGGAAGCGAAACTAACGGAGGTACCGTGAACTTTTACAGAAACGGTAAGATTCGCTTTTCGGGTGGATTCATAGGCAAAGGTGATGAAATAGAAAACCAACCCGAACTCATACGTCGTTACATGGTGAAGAGCTACACGAGACGTCAAGCGTTCTTTTATAACCCATTTGAATACAACAATTTGAGTGCGCAATTCAGAATTAACGGTGTGATAAAAGACCTTGGGCGTCTTCACATGAATAGCCGAAGGTATGGATTTGAATCTAATTACGAACCAGAGCTTTCTCCCATGATGTACGCGACATACAAGGGACACAAATACATCGTCGCCAAATCGGGTGCCATACAAATATCCGGAGCCAAAAACCCAAAAGCGCTTAACGATGCTTACCGAGTGGCAAACCAACTATTCAATATGTTATACACGAAGAATGAGATAACACTCACCGCGCAAGTACCAAACAATATTGTGCGACCAGCTCAAAAGAAAACTAAAGCGTCTACATGCCCAAAGACGCGACGACCACCGTGTAAGAGTGGGTTCCAAGCGAAGAAGAACCCACAAGGTGATGAGTGCTGTTACAAGATACCAAAGAAGAAATCGACGCGCAAATCACCAAAGAATAACAAGGAAATCACATACGGTAAAAATGGTCAACTCATGATCGGTAAGAAAAAGTGTGAAGCTCTCACGAAACCAATGCTTTTGGAAATGGCAAAGAAGCTCGGTGTAGTGGACGCGAAGGACAAGAACAAAAAGGAAAAGTTGTGTGCGATGATTAAACAATTTTCGTTCGGAAACGAAAATTTCAAGGTTGGAAATAAGCCATGCATTTCTTACAAAAAGAGTGAACTCGTGTCTATGGCCATGTCAAAGGGTATAGCCGTGACTAGTGCGGATACGATAAAGACTCTGTGCGAAAAACTCAAACTCGACGTTCGCAAACGTAACGCGAACGCAAACAGAAAAGCAAAGGAAAACAGGGCGCTCAACGCGGTACTCAAGAAAGAAGCCAAGATTGGTAACATTGAAATAAGGCGAAAGCTCAACAACAAGGGTATCAAAAACGATATCGTAAAATTATACGGTCCACGGTGGATGAAGAAATACGGCAAGGTAATGAACATAAACAAGGACGTGAACGAGATGTCCAATTTGATTAATAATGCGTCCAAAGAAAAGAACGTCGCGAACAAGATGGGTGTTCTTAAAAAGATGGTCGCGAACGACCTAAAGAAGAGTCTAGTCACCGAATGGAAAAAGGAACGCGCCGTAGAATACAAGAAGAAGCTCATCAAGAATGAATACGGAAAACACGGTAACGCTGTCGTGAATTACGTATTGACCCAAAACCCAACAAAGACTCAAATTAAAAAGTTCATTGAAAGGTACAAGAAAGCACGAGCTAATTTGAATAAGAACAAGTAATCGCGTCGTTTATGATTTTTTCTGGCTCCGATGCCTGTTTTATATGTTTTGCGTGATACGAGAAGTCATAGCCGATGAATTTACGTTTAATTTTATCAGACATGCCCACGGCTTCAAATTGACGAGATGTTTGTGAGCACACCGCTTTCCGTTCCGCTTCCAAAAATTGATCCTCCATTTGTATGAAATTTTTTATGGTTTCTTCGGAGGCGCCTTTTCGTTTCATTTCATTTACTATTTTATACGACATTCCATGGGACATACCAAAATTCTTTGATTTGTATCCCATGGATCCTACGTTGGTATCGGATGGCTCGAGATTAAATATGAAATACAAGAGTATGAGTATTATAACAAACTGTATCATCTATTAGTACCAAAGATATTAAATACGTCTTTCACCTTATGAAGAATGTTAAATAGTTCATTATCATCCTTCACGAGACTTGGATCAATAATTTCCAATTCCACTTGGTACGAGTTTGGATCCTCCGTGTCCAAATCTTCTACATCGCCTTCGACGACGGTCATGTCGATGGACAAATTCTTGCGAATAAAAGACATGCGTCGTTTAGTCTTTTTCATGTCCATATCACCTTCATAGTCCTCGAGAGGCGTTTCGACAGAAACTCCGAACCTGATATCGTACGGTGCGTGTGCGAGTTTGTCGAAATCCTCTTTGTGAATTTTATCCTTCTTCACGATCTTCTCTTCGGATGTTTGCTCGTCGATAGAAATTCGAAGGTTGTCGCTGTTTCTGTAAAACACTTCTTCGGTACTGGTGACGACCTTTTCCCATCCGTCGTACTTCTTAAGACCCACTAAAATAGCATCGAAGCCTTCTTTGCCGACGTTTGTGTCAAATGTCCCACAATTAAATTTACCGACACGCATCTCAAATTCAACGTGCTTTTCATTTCGGTGCTTTTCAAAAATGGGCTTTACCCGCTCAAACAGAGCTCTCACGTCCATGGTTATTCTATTTATTATTGCGTGTTCTCCTTAAGTATTTTTTGTAATTGATTTATATGCATGGCTTCTTCAACTTAGGCAACACATGTTATTTCAATTCCGCCATCCAAGCATTGCTACACGTGCTACCCATATCAGAAACCATATTCAAAAGTCAATACGTAGGCGAATGTAAATTTACAAAGCTGTATCACGAACTTGTAACTACCTATTTTACTACACAAGAATCTCGTAAATTTGATCTCTCGTCGCTTTTGAAAGCGTTCAGAGTAGAATTTCCCCGGTTTAAAGTCGATGAACCACACGATGCCCAGGATGCGTTGTTTTGTATCATAGACATACTAGAAAAGGAATATTCAATCATAAAAAACCTATTATACGGAAAAAAGACGCAGATAACCATATCACCCGAGGGTAAAAATTCGAATGATATAGATTACAGTATTCAAACTCTCACTATAGACGATCATGTGTGTAAGGTGAGCGATCTCATAAACAAAAGTATGAAATGGGACACACTCGAAGGATACGTCGACGATAATGGAAACATGCATCACGTGGCGACGACGCGGACTATATTCAAGAAACTACAACCCGTGATGATTATTTCATTCGATAAAAAGAGTCGAGTACACTTGGAGAGGAACATTCAGTTTAACGATGATATTCAATACACATTACAATCTTGTATAATACACGAAGGTGTGCAATGGGGTGGTCACTATATTTCGGCGTGCAGATTTAACGACAAGTGGTACGCACAAGATGACGAAAACGTGGTCGAAGTAGATTTGAAAGATAAGGCTGGGTATTACGTACTCATCTACATTTTAAAAAATCAGACATCTTAATATCCTCTTTTATGTTTACGAGTGTTCTATAAAACGTACGTCTGTTATTAGGGTGCGTTTTATCGGTTCGTTCCAGTATAGGCATCCACCACATGGGTGTATCATCGGTCATGTATTTACACTCAACGATCATGTTTTCTCTGAGCCACGATGTATCCATTTTTTCAGTTGGTAGGATGGATTCAAATATAAGTTCGCCCTTTTCTTGAACGTATAATCTCCATTGATTACCCACCACCTTCACCTTGAAATCCACCGTGTTCTTCTCCTTAGGCTTCCATTTAAACATGGTTTCATGTGTAGCAATTTTTACCGGACAATTGATGGGCGTAAATATGAGTCCATCTATATCCTGAGTTACAGTCGGTAAATAGTCATTCATGAAACTTTCGAAATCACACATGAGATGAAATGTCTTCATCCTCAGTTTTGTCGCGTCATTCTTGAGAGACATCACTTTTTTACATACACTTTCACAGTGTTCCATTCGATCGATGAAGTTCTTATTTCCAATGGTTACACCCGATTCTGTTAAGCAATCATATATCATAAACATATCTTCATACAATTCACCTTCGAGTATAGTACCTTCGTAAATTGGGCGCCTAAAATTGAGCTTACATAAGAACATATCGAGTGCTCGGTTTATGAGTACACACACTTTGTGTTGTCCATACATGAAAGCCAAGAGCATATAGCGCACACCATCGGTCTTTTCACACACCACGTAATCGTTTTTTCGTAGTGTGTCGAAGTGTTTAAACTCGATGGATATAGGTTGGCATCCAGGGAATCGTCCCGTGACACCCCACCTATCTTCCATATACTTTATCGCGTATGTGTAAAGTGGGTCATCCCTCTTTACAGATACCCGTGACATCTGTTTAGTATTTTGATTTTAATCTTTAATTAGCTTTAACCCCGGCGGCGTTCAGGAGATTACTTACACACTCATGCGTGTAAGTCATCGTCAACTTAGATGCTGTAAATGCGTTAATTTTGACTCCAAGCTCCTTGAACTTGGTAAACATTTGCTCCATTCTAGGTGGAACCTTACATTCATTCGTTCGCTTGTCTTTCACGCATTTAAGTACGTGTTTACACATCATAACCCACGCACGCGCGCCCGTCTTATCAACTTGATACAAGTCATCACCGACTTTCTTTCCAACCTTCGTATCAAAATGAAGACCCATCTGTTCGACCGGTTCAGTAGAACCATCTTTTACCTTTGCTTTAAACATACCCCAATCTATACCTTCAGTCACACCCGGGAATACGACACACCCTACACCGTTGTTATCGGCAAGAACCTGGCCAATTGAACCTTCGTCTAAGGATACACCAAAGTCTATGAATAAAATACGGTCAGCACTTTTCATGTACTTTTGAATACTAGCCGACTTGTCGTATGGATCATCGTTTACATATACAACTTCATTTTGTGTATCCTTCTTTTGTATACAACACAAATTCAAACGAAGAACGGTATGTAGGGTTTTCACGTGAACCGCTTTACTCCTCGTAACGATTATAGTCGCAAGTTTCATTTTATAGTATAATTATTCTAAGCCTTAAGCCTATCATTAAGACATCCACTGAATGGAAGATTTCCTACGTGTCCAAGCGTTGTATTTATATCAGCAAATATACGACCACCGCACTGCTGCCATCTGCGGCAGAAGGCGTAATCCTCTGAAAGGTACCTTCTAGACTCCGGATCAATCATACAGTCAAACACCGCACAATACTCATCAAAATCCCTATTTTGATGATCATTTTTACAATTTAATTCGGGGAATTTTTCCTCGAGTTTTTCGAAAGCACCCCGTTTAATCGCCATAAAACCAGTGGGTCCATCGAGCAATTCCACAAATCCATTTTCAACCGTTCGCTTATGAGCACCAATGTTTGCGACAAGACTAGAAGAAAGCATCGCCATATTTCTTTCATCTCCCTCTGCAACAGCCTTCTTTACTTGATCCCACATCACTACCTTCTTTGGGTATACCGCCACCGATACATCGTGTGGGGATTTCACGAGACGAACGACGGCATCCGCTGTAAACTCAACATCCGCATCAATAAACATAAACACGTCTGCGTCCGTTTTTTGAAGGAACCGACCCACCGCAACGTTACGAGCCCTGTGAACCAGTGATTCATTTTCCGTTGTATCGAGCATGAGTTGAATACCCTCTTTTATGAGCTCTATTTGCAGCTTAATAACACTCGTCGCGTATTTTTCTAAACATTGACCGCCGTAACAAGGGGTTGAAAGAAAGAGTTTCACCATATTACATTAAATTACATTCATTCCTCTAAGTATTGTTTAATTATATTTTCTATCTTGTTGATCGTGGGTATGGATACCGAACATTGGTCACTTATCTTGTTCTTTGACATCTTACCGTCCATGACCATGTAAATGACAACCGACGCCACACTATTCGGCGTCTTACTCATGAGCTCAGTACAATTTTCCAATTTGGTACACATTTTATTGCATTCCAAACGCTCATTTCTAGTCACTTCAAATGAATTGAGTAAACGTTGCATGACATTAAATGGTTTAGTCACGTAGTTCTTCTCAGTTTTGCCGAGTAATGTATCCTTGAACATCTGTGTCGTTCGACTAATGTCCTTGCTTTGTATACCAAACATATCGGCTATCTCCTTTGTTGTTCTAGGAATATTCGAGAGTCTACAGGCGTATAAAACACAGTTTGCTTTTATACCGGAACGCACCGCGCCACGAGTAAGCTTTTCTATGTTGAATTTCCTGTACATCATCTTCGCATCTTTCAAAACGCTGTCAGGTAAGGTGTGACACGCTTCGTCTATGTCTCTATACGCATGGAATAGAGACCTGTCTACGTGATTCATAGACTGATGAAAATTTATTTTAGCCATTCTCTTATTTTCATAATTTGACGTATTCTTCGTAGAAATAACCGTACCTTTACCCCACGCATCAGAAAATAACTCGGGATTCGGGTTGGGGTTTCCACATCGAGATGGATCACTTACGCGACCATCTTCACTAATTCCACTCGTCCACTCCGGACTATCATCTACATAATGCTCTTGCACGTATCCACATTGTGAACAAACGGGCATCCCTTCTTTTGTGAATACTTTTACACCGTTACAGTTAATACATAAATGAGTATTGATTGGCTTTCGTAAAGTAGGTTTATTCAATAAACGGTCGACATCCGACCAAATGGCAGCCAATCCTTCCATATCAGGAAATCTCTTTTTTTGATTATTAAAAATCCGCACTTAGGTTTTCAAAAATTGAGATTATCTGCGTGCCTCTTTGCAAACTCTTCAATTGAATCAACAACCTCTTTGAATTTGCGAGAACCTGGACTGGTTGGTTTCCAATTATTCCACTCTTTATCAACTTCTCGGTGAGAACCTGGTGGCATTACCATACCATCTATTTCATCGTCGGGAACAATAAAACCTTCAAGGTCACTCTCTTCATCGGATTCGTCTATTATGTCACTGTCCATATCTTCATCAATCTCATCCGAAATACAATACATGGAGTCCCCTAAATCCGTGAAAAGAGAAGTCCCTTCTGGATAGTGCTCACACAAGTTTTCAACTTGTACAAGTTCTTCGTTTTCGTCTAGCTCATAAATACAAGCACCTTTATATATCTTCGACGTATCGAGGTAGTAATTCACGACGAGGTAATCTTTCATATTCTCCTTTGCTATAGCGTATGTTTCATCATCTATGTCATCTATATTCACTAAAACTTTCAATAAATCACCAGGCTGTATCTCGGAAAAATTTATCATCCTTAAAGTTTTGAGACAAAAATATTTTCAAGTAATAACACACATGGGGATTGAAATTTTTTCGAAGGATGGATGTAAATACTGTGACGTAGCTGAACAGATGTGCAGGGACTTGTGCCTCGACTATAAAAGAACGAAAATGGAAAAGGGTGAATTAGAAAAATTATGTGGAAAACCAATTTCATCATATCCACAAATTTTCATAGACGGAAAACATCATGGAACCTTTTTTGATTTCGAGGATTACATAGAATATACAGAGCCCATGCTTTTACCGACGTTGAACAGGTTTACCGTGTTCCCTATTCAACATGACAACCTTTGGACTCTCTACAAGCAAGCACAAATGAGTAACTGGACTGCCGAAGAAGTGGATCTCTCAAAAGATATGGACGACTGGAACAAGCTCACGGATAATGAGCGACATTTTATTAAGACGATTTTGGCATTTTTTGCTGGTTCGGATGGTATTGTATTTGAGAACCTCAACGATAACTTTGCGGGAGAAGTACAATACCCCGAAGCCCGAAGTTTTTATGCGTATCAAGCGCATAATGAAATGGTACATGGCGAAACATACAGTAAACTGATAGACAAGTACATCCGTTCCCCTTCGGAGAAAAAGGAATTGTTTGAAGCGATACAACGGGTACCGTGTATCGAAAAGAAAGCGAGATGGGCCATGAAATGGTTTGATACAACGAGACCATTCAGTGAACGTCTCCTGGCTTTCGCATGTGTGGAAGGTATATTCTTTTCCGGAAGCTTCTGTGCCATCTTCTGGCTCAAGAAGCGGGGTCTTCTCCCGGGTCTCTGTTTCAGTAACGAGCTGATAAGCAGAGATGAAGGACTCCATCAACAATTTGCGGTTGAATTGTTCAATATGCTTAAATTTAAACCTAACAATGACACCATTAAACAAATCGTGAAAGAGGCTGTGGAAATTGAGAAAGCGTTCATCATAGACGCCCTTCCATGCAGTCTCATCGGTATGAATTCTGAAAAGATGACACAATATATTGAATATGTGTCCGATCGACTCCTGAAACAGGTGGGTCAAGAAAAGATCTGGAATTCGACCAATCCATTTGATTTTATGGAAACCATCAGTTTGGATGGAAAAACTAACTTTTTTGAAAAACGTGTGGGTGACTATGGAAAAATGGACGAAGACGCACACGACATTGAATTTGACGAAGATTTCTAATTATTTATTCAACATAATAAACATTTGGTGTTTATTATGATGGATGTTTTAACTTTATAATATTACATTTATCGAGAAATACTCACAGAGCTACCGTCGGCGCACGAGCAAGACACGGCGGCTGGCTTATCAGCTTCACCTCCCGCGACATCGAGCGACGCATATTCCGCGCCACTGTCAAACATGTTTAATTGTGGTTCGGTGAAACCTGGGAGTGGTTCTGGAGAATCGACCATCGCTGGTGGGGGGTTGAGAAAAACTCGTCCCTCTTTCTTCTCCTCCATTTCTGGGGCTGGACCAATATCCATTATGTTTTCTTCAACGGCGTACCCTTCCTTCTTTATGTTCATCATGGCCCACGTGACGACAACGAACACGACCGCGTGAAGAACGAGACCTCGGATGGTTGGGCAACCAGTTGGACCGGACACCCAATTACCGAAAATACCGCGCGTAAGTCTGTATGTTTTTGGGTTAGATATCACGAAGAATACGAGAGCGGACATCACAGAAATCAAAAATTTCTGCTGAGCCTTCGCACCCCCGCATCCACATCCACAATCCTTAAAGACACCCATGTGATTTTTAATGTACCCTGAGAAAAAAAACGTGCTTAAAGTTTGGAGACCAACATAAGATATACAAAACAAGCAATGTCGTCCCCTAACATGATCCAACTTTCCAGCACTTTCGATCCGTCCTCTGTCGTTTTCAGTAAGATGAAGAAGAACAAGAACGGTGGCAAGACAGTATACATTAACACGGCCGACGGTAAGGGCAAGTTGTACTTGCAACTTCCGTTCATGCGCAGCCCTTATGGTCTGAGCGCTTTTACTGATGAGACGACTAACAAGACATCTTACTCTCTTGACTTATCTATTGACCCGGACAACGAACAAGCCGTTGAACTCGCGGCTAAGCTCAAGGAGCTTGATGCTCGTATCATCGAAACTGTCGCAGAAAACTCCAAGGAATGGCTCGGAAAGGTGTACAACGTTGAAGTGATGAAGGAAGCTCTCTACAAGCCTTTGGTGCGACCGGGTAAGGAAGAATACCCGGACACCGTGAAGCTTAAGGTCATGACCAAGCCCACCGGTGAATTCATGGCCGAGGCCTACAACCCGAAGCGTGAGCTTGTTCCGATTGATTCCGTTGAAAAGGGTCAGCGATGCATGTGCATCGTCAACGTCACTCAGATTTGGTTCATCGATAATAAGTTTGGTGTGAGTTTGCGACTTTCTCAAGCTCTCTTCGAACAATCGACGAAGCTTCCGTCGTTCGCCTTCCAAGGTATCGATGCCCCGGATTCCACTCCGGTTGCCGACGAAGGCGCCGAAGATGAATACTATGAAGAGGTTGACGAATAAAATCTACTACTATATAAATGCAGGTAGACCAGCATATTAAAAATCTCAGATTCCTCAGGGCTAAAGTTGGTAAGACAAGGACGCCAAAGGATCACGAGAAAATCGGTAAAGAGATAACCGAAGCCATAAAAAAATTAGGTTGTAATCCAAATAAAATTTTTTACACAATAAATGGTGGGGAAACCCCAAATTTGACCGTTAAAAAATCCGTTAGAACGCGCCTCGGTACTAGAAAGATAGGTGAAGGTGAATATGGAGAGATATTCTTTGGATGCGTCGATAAAGAATGTAAAAAGGATATCGCCATAAAAATTCAACGTGAATCTCTAAAAAACGAATATAAGATTGGTAAAATGCTGAATAATCTCGGTGGTGCCAACATGTATGCCCTTGAAACATGTGGAAGACGGAATATCATGTATAGCGAATACGCGAATGGTGGTGCTCTCGAAGAATACATTAGAAAGAACATACTCAAATTGAGACCAATTCACTTTAGATTCATGATAACCGAGGTACTGTACAATCTTTACAGAATACACAAAAAGTACCCATCGTTCAGACACAGTGATTTGCATATAAAGAACATTCTCATAAATACCGATACACCAACTCTCAAAAAGAAGGAGATGAAAGTTGGTAAAATTACATTAAACGTCGAAGATGTGGGTATTAAGACGCTACTCACTGACTACGGCCTTTCTTCAATGAGCACGGTTAAAAACCCTGTGGCGAAAGGACTCGACGATGAATGGGGTATTTCACAGAAATCAAATCCAATGTATGACGCGCATCTCTTTTTGAATGCGATGTTTTTAGTGTGTGCGCGAACAGACGCAGAATCGATGAATGAGACGATCCGATTCATTCAACGCATACTCCCACGAGAATATCTCGGTACTAAAACGGCTAAAATAGAAAACTTCAGATTGCGGTTAAATGCCGACCATTCAGGTTTGCCCACATTTGAAAAGATATTTGCCGACCCTTTCTTTGTTCCATATAGAGCGAAAATCACAGAGCGCGCCGATCCATTGGCCCTTTTACCAAAAGCGAAGCCAATTCCAAAAGCGAAGCCAAAGACAAAACCAAAACCAGTTGGTAACGCGAGTCAATCTGCCGCGATGAGACGTGCGAAGGCTGTTATGAACAAAGAAGCACAGAAGAAAGCGCAACCCGCGAAGAGAAGAACAGTCGCGACGAAACGAGTGTCGCCACCCATAAAGGTCAACATTGCGCCAAAGGGATACTTAAGAGTTAACGGTAAAAAGTGTGCGACGTACAAAAAGAAAGACATAGTCGAATTAGCCAAAAAAGCTGGTATAGATACTCAGGGTAAAACGATTGAGAAAATATGCGAATCACTTAAATTAAAATATATGAAATAATTAAATGAAATTGAGAACCAGCCTTGTCATACTCGCCTCGATCATAGTTGTTGTGATATTGATACGCACCACTAGAACCAAGTCGTGTGGTGATTGTGCATGTGGATGTGGAGAAGGTCAATGTAAATGCGAAGGGTGCGATTGCGAAAAGTGTCACAAGAAATGGAAAGTGTATGGCACAACATGGTGTGGATGGACAACACGGCAATTGAAATACATGAAGAAAAACAATAAGGCATATGAATTCATTGACTGTGAAAAAGAACAGTGCAATGGAATCAAGTCGTTTCCAACTCTTGTGAGTTCAGATGGTGAACACATCTCCGGTTATCGCGAGGTTTAGATACCACGGACAACGGCGAGCGCGAGGGACAACATGAAAGCGTCGAGGAAGGTATCGAGCTTCTTGAGCACAGTGATGTGCTTGACGAGGGATTGGTTCCAGAGGAAACGCAACACGAAGGTGCTGATCAAAATGACGAGCACAAAGGTGAGGAGTTCGGTGATGGCATCTTGGGTCTTACGCGCGTTAACAAGGCCTTGAATCATTTATCTATTAATAATATTTTTTTTCTGAAATATTATTAATGGGACAAGCACCTAAAAGGCTTCCCCTGAGTGGGTCTGAGCCAAAATTTACACAAAAGATGTGGGGTAGAGCCGTCGGTATAAATAACAATAATTGTTATGCGTACGCCGTTGGTGACTATGAAAAAAAGCGATCCTATAAGAGTGTCCCCGGTGAGAGAGCTGGTATCAAGAATATGAATCACTCGTACTTGAGTTGTATGAAGTTGCCACAACGGGTTATCGCTGATAACCCCAAACGAGTCTATATGGCGAAGGCTGAGGAAAAATGTAAGCCTGGACACTACAAAGTCATGATGTTCATAGCACCTGGAAAACCAACAAATTATTTTAGACAGGGTGACTTTCACTTTTATAAACAGGTAAATGAGGTTGAATATAAGGTTAAGAAGGGTAACACCCACGAATCCATAGCTGGATTTTTCAAGGTACCCCTCGCACGTGTCAAAAAGGCCATGCCTAAGCTCGTAGCGGGTAAAATCATGCGTTTTAAAGCAAACATATTTTCTCATAAGAGAGGATGGGCAACCGGGCCATTGGTGACCGATGCGAAAGGGAAAGTTATAGTTGATCCACGTAAAGCATCCCGTGATTATCCAGGTTTAAATTACAAAAAGTATTGTAGCTCATTCTGTGTTAAGAACAAGGGGATCAAAGTCGGACACACTCACCCCAAAGTCGGAAAGAAGGCTTGAGACATCATTTTCATTCTCAACATCAAAAAATATATCAAGTGCGTCAAATATATACTGATCCTGTAATTCTACCATATTTGATGTATTTTCAAACATGTTGTGTATAGTAACCTGAACTTTAAAATTTGACCCATCGAATATCTTTCTACATACTGGGCAGGTTTGCTTACCTTTTGCTTTCCATTTTTCTAGACAATGTGAATGAAATAGATGTCCACACCGCAAAGGTTTATTGTGCCTCGTCTCCCTCACCTCATTGAGACATATTGCACACTGACTCATTCTCTAGAAAAGTAGTATATTTAAATAAAGCTAATTTTACGTATCTAATAGATATTACGAGTGTCTACCATTGGGTTGTCGCAAGAAGCACACTTAGTCTTGGATTGCTTATCATTGAACAATTGTGGGCCCTTCGATTGGAGAAGCTTTCTAAAAGAATAGTTGTCTTCGTATGAGATACCATTCTTGTTCATAAGGTAGTTGTTGTACAATTGGGCAGACGAGTTAACGGTGAAGCATCGACCATCGGCCATTCCAAGTCGCTGAGACATTTTATTATTACATCAGAAATTAATTTGTCTATTTGAGATTGTTCGTTTCCATGACTGTACCCCCATCCCCTTCAGCTTACTGACTATGTCTTTTATGTTTGCTCCTGATAAGGTATCAAATGTTTCAATCTTATCATCGGAGACCCTCTTCACACGGATGGATGAATTCGTGTTGATGTGCTGGTTAATTATGTTGTAAGCAAATGCGATCTCTTTGAAGGTTTCGGCTCCAGTGATAATCACCTTGCCCGTACTAAAAATACTCGTCGTGACCTCTTTCATGTCTTCTGCTGGTTTAAACTTTACTTTGACCGCTGAATATCTATCGGGTTCAAAAGACACCTTGAACACATCGGAATAACTTTCAAAATGGTCTGCTGTTTTCATGAGGTTGATGTTCCAGTTGAGACTAAAGTTCGAGTTTATCATCACTACCCGAAATGTATCGAGTGGAGGTATACACGAGTCACTCAATAATTTACCTAAAAGTAAAGACAATTGCTTGATAATGTGTTTGCAATTTACCAAGTCCGCACACCCCGCCACTTGAATACTCCCATTTGGAAACAGTTTTATGGACTTCACGCTGTACATGTCTTTGTAACAAAGTGTAATCTGATTGTAAAACGTCGTCGGTTTTAAAGTCCACTCGTACCCCTCCGATTTCTTACCCGACATGCGAATTCGAATCGGTGATATTTTTTCGAAACACAATCTCAGCATGTTTATGTCCAGTGACCTGTTAAAACTAGATACCATCGTAATAGTTGTAAGCTTCACCCATGATGGCCTTATATCCTCTGGAATACTGTTCCTAAACTCATCGAGTGTTAGGTAATAAGAGAACGTGTTGTTTACGATTGAGTCAAACATGGCTTGATTTCTACATCAAGCTCAACGACTTAGGTAATTAAAGCACTTAGAGAAATTGGGTTAAAATAAAGCATATGTCCTCATTCGTAAAATCGGTTACTGTATCCCATGATATTGATACAAGTTTAGATATAATCGATATAGAATATGTTCGTTACAAGGCTGGGGTGGGTTACGAACACGTGAGAGAGCATTTCAACACAAAACCCATAGGAGACTGGAAACATATAAAAGTCGTCTATGAAACGCTAAGATACGAACAATTCCTCGATACGATGATTCTAAAAACAACTGAAGTCAGGAGAAAGATGGCTTTAGTTGAATTGGAGAACGCACTGTGTGAAAATAATAATACGAGAAGCATCGTGAGAATCATGAATGCAGTGAAGATACTGGATCCAACATTCTCACCACCGGTGATAAATATGAAATGTTCGTGGCAAAAGAAGCTCGCTAAGAGTATATGTGTTGAGCAATTACCTCATATCATAGAAACATCTACAAGTGACTTGCGCCTAGAGAAATTCTTTAGAGTGCTGCAATTAATAGAATCAGAATCACTCCACCAATCAGATTATTACGCATAGATGGACTTTCAGTTTTTGCGACTTCTTCAGAAGTACCGTTTATAGCTGGATCGTCGTCATATTGTATATTTCTTCCTGGGTAGAGAGATCTAGATAAAGGACATGGTCCAGTCTTACCTATTCTTCCGGCGATCATAATGGCCTCGTCACAGGCAGGACTTCTGTACTCTTCTTGAACGGCTTCTTCAGCTGGTGGCTTATGCTCAGCAAAATCGATCAATTGTCGACTCGTACCTGGCATGAAAAAATCATGTTGTACATATGGATTAACCCTATCTATAGATTCTTCGTCAGTCAAAGGCATCTTTATACTACCGCAGATTATATTTCTTATATTTCATCTTTTTACCATGCTCGACCCACATCTTATCGAGATCCACATCTAACATATAAGACAACTGAAAAAGATAACTGAACACGTCACCCATTTCCATCATGACGTCCGTACCCCGATCCTTCTTCAGATTCATCTTCTTGTATGTTTTCTTGTGCTGTCTGATCGCAGATGCGAGTTCACCTATTTCTTCTGATAACAGAAGCCACACCGTATCCACGGTTGAATTTGTCCACCCTTTCTGTTTACAGATCAATTCAGTATCTGCCTTGTATTGGTTTAGACCCATATGTGTATATATCCCGAAAACTTTATATCGTATAAATATAGAATGAACAAGAAGTTATATTATACCGTGATCACCATGGCTTTAATCACCATGGCCACCGTCATTTTCGTGTCGTATGGTAAGAAAGCGGAAAAAGCGGAACAAAAACAAGTAAAGATTAAGATTGCGCCAGAGAAACAACTCGTCAAACCAGACGACCTCATTGAAGAGGCCATCATAGGGGACGATTCACAGGAAGTCGTTGGAAACGAAACCGTTATAATGTAAAAAACATCAGAAGAAAGATTTTTACATACATAAAAATGTAAGTAAAAATCCATTACATGTACACTACTATCTTATACTACCTTAACGCAATCCTATCTTTTCATTCTTGCCGATCTTGTTACCAACAGTCGACGTGTTCACTGGTGCATTAATTGGTTCCAATCCACGGTCCATATCGTGGATGTATCCCATGTATTGAGAGACACCGGATTGAATTTGACCAACAGCTGTATTTATGACGATTGAATTCATCTTTTTCACTTGTTCGTTCACTCGGTATTCGTGGTCACCGGCGTTGTTTATGAAAACAACACGCATGATGGCATACAAATCATCTTCGTTTTGGTAGTCGATCGCAATGCCAGTCTTATTCTTGAAATCTTGACGAATACCTCTCTGAAGTATGTTTACATTGAACCTCGAGAAGAAAAGTGTGTTCAGAGGCGTCTCACATTGCTTCATGGAATTCAGGTGAAGATTGTCACACATTTAATATAGTCCTGGAAAAAAACTATCAGTAATTATTAAATGAACCTTTCGGTTTCCGATTTCGACGAGGCATACTCCAGAGATGCGTGCCAGCAGCCCCGCCCTGAGTGCAAACCAGGTAACTGCTTCATTGCGTCCTACCCACCAGTTGCGAAGGCTGGTACAATCGGTCCGTTTTTTACTAACACCCATCTCGCTCGACCCGAACGTAAGTTTGAGGTAGTTGGTCCAGTACCAGTCCGAAGCAAGGACTTCAAGAAAAAGTAATATAAAAAATTCGTTTGTATATTTATAAAATGAGGGTTGTGAAAAGATCTGGTCGTATTGAAGACGTTAAATTTGATAAGGTCACCAATAGGATCTCAAAACTCACGTATGGATTATCTAAAAATGTCGATGCATCCATGATCGCACAGCAGGTGTTTTCTTCGATGTATGATAACATCAAGACACACGAGATTGATACACTCTCCGCTGAGATTTGTATCGGTATGATTACCAGTGATCCAGACTATGAAGTTCTCGCAACCAGGATAGTCGCGAGTAACATTCAAAAACGAGTTCCTTCTACATTTTCCGAATCCATGCATAAATTGCATGATGCCGGTATTGTCACTGAAGAAGTCGCGAAAGTTTCGTCTCAGATTGATTCATACATAGATCCAGAAAGAGACTATCAATTTGGATATTTTGGCCTTAAAACACTTGAAAGAGGATATCTCCAGAAGATAAACAACGAAATCGTTGAAACACCACAGTATCTGTATGCTCGTGTATCCATTGGTATTCATGGTGACGACATCGAACGCGTGGTTGAAACGTATGACGCCATGAGTAAGGGTTTGTTCATTCATGCGACACCTACTCTCTTCAACGCGGGTACACCTCGTCCACAAATGTCCTCGTGCTTCTTGGTGGCAAACAAGGATGATAGCATTGACGGGATATATGATACGGTGAAGGAATGTGCGCAGATCTCAAAGTGGGCTGGGGGCATCGGTCTTCATGTACACGACATCAGAGCGAACAAATCTCATATTAGAGGCACTAATGGTACATCGGATGGGATCATTCCCATGCTTCGCGTGTATAACGCGACTGCCCGATATGTCAATCAGGCCGGTCGAAGAAAGGGTTCGATTGCGGTCTACCTCGAGCCATGGCACGCGGATATTCTCGATTTCCTCGAGATTCGCCTCAATCAGGGTGACGAAGAAGCGAGATGCAGAGATTTGTTTTCCGCTATGTGGATCCCCGATTTATTCATGAAGCGCGTGGAAGAGGGTGGAAACTGGAGTTTGTTCTGCCCGGATAAGGCTATGGGCCTCTCGGATGTCTACGGGAAAGAGTTTGAAGAACTCTATGAAAGATATGAGAGAGAAGGTTTGGCGACTAAAGTTGTTCCAGCCGCAGACATTTGGAAGGCTATCATTAAGTCTCAAAGTGAAACTGGTACACCATACATGTTGTACAAGGATGCGTGCAATGAAAAATCCAACCAAAAGAACCTTGGTACGATCAAATCCTCCAACTTGTGTTGTGAAATTCTGGAACATACGGACAAGAATGAAACGGCTGTGTGTAACCTCGCATCTATTGCGTTACCCAAATTCGTCAATAAGGAGACGGGTGAATTCGATTACGAGGAACTTCACCGCGTTTCAAAGATGGTCACGCGCAATTTGAACCAGGTGATCGATAAGAATTTTTATCCTACGGACACGGCAAAGCGTTCAAATATGCGACACAGACCCATTGGTATCGGTGTTCAAGGTCTTGCCGACGTGTTCATTCTGTGTAGAGAACCATTCGGTTCCGAAAAATCAAGAGAAATGAACCGACTCATCTTTGAAACCATCTATCACGCGTCACTCGAATCGAGTTGTGATCTCGCAGAAAAATATGGCGCATATGAGACATTTGAAGGGTCTCCATTCAGTCAGGGTATCTTACAGTTCGACATGTGGGACGCACCTAAGCTCTCGGGTATATACGACTGGAACGCTATGCGTGAACGCGTGAAAAGAGGTACGAGAAATAGCCTTCTTTTGGCTCCAATGCCCACCGCATCCACCTCTCAAATCCTCGGCAACAATGAATGCTTCGAACCGTATACACAAAACATATACGTACGAAGAACACTTGCGGGTGAATTTGTCGTCGTGAACAAGCACTTGGTCGATGATCTCAAAAAGGTGGGACTTTGGTCGAAGGAAATGAAAGATCTCATGGTAAAGGCAAACGGCTCTGTTCAAAGCATCATCGATATTCCTGCGAACATCAAGGAACTTTACAAAACGGTGTGGGAAATGAGTCAAAAGGTCATCATTGATATGGCCGCAGATCGGGGTGTTTTCATCGACCAATCACAATCCATGAATCTGTTCGTTGAGAGTCCGACCCTCTCCAAGTTGTCGTCTATGCACTTTTACGCATGGAAGGCGGGTCTCAAAACCGGTATGTACTACCTTCGTTCCAAGGCGAAGGCGAGACCACAACAATTTAGTTTAGAAGCGGAGTGTAGTGCGTGTTCTGCTTAAAGCTTTGATTACTATAAATTTTAATACATATGTCTAAATTCGTGAATCTACTAAATGAACTCGAAATCCCCAAACACGATGGTCGCAAAATTTCCCTATGCACAAAAGAAGGGCGACCGTTACGAATTCAATTCCCCCGAATGTACATGCCATTCGGTGTCTCCGGATTCACACCAGAAGTTGGTCCAACGAAGTACTCGCTCGATTTCGCAATGAAGGGATATGATGAAGATGACAATTACGTCAAAAAATTCTATGAAACGATGCGCGAATTCGAAGAAAAGATCATTGACGCCGTCGAAGAACGAAGTGAGCACATCTTCAAACGCAAAGTATCGAAAGATGAACTCAAAGGTATGTTCTTTTCAAACATCAAAGAATCCCCGGATCGCGAACCAAAATTTCGCGTAAAGGTCGATGTAAACATGGATGGTAAGATTAAACCACACGTGTACGACGAAGCAAAGAACCCAATCGGAAACGTTGATTGTAAAAATGGTCTCTATTCAAGAAATTCGGGAACTGCGATCGTTGAAATCAACAGTGTGTATTTCTTGAACAAAAAGTTCGGGGTAACCTATAAATTATACCAACTCGTGACGTATGAACCACAAACTCTTAAGGGGTTCCAGTTCGTTATTTAGTCATGATGAGGAGTTGGTAAATAGCCTGGGCTTCCTTGAGGAGTTTTCCTTTTATCATTACATACTTTTTTGGGTCTATACCCTGTTTAATCTTAGCCATCTTAACAGCTTGGGACCACTTTGTGAGAGTCATCTCTTATAGTACGTTTACATTTTTGTGATGAGCTTCTTGTAAGCCTTGGTACCGACCTTTGGTTGGAGCTTGAAGCCAGACTTCTTTGGCTTGAACACCTTAACCATCGCCTTCTTACCCTCTTCCTTCATGCGTTCGAGGGCCGCCTTGGACGCTTGCTTACTCTTAATTTCACCATACTTGTTTTGGAACAAGTCGCTCTTGGTAAGACCCCCGGTGGTCTTTTCCGCAGCACCGTGGAACACTTCAGCGCGAGAACCAAATGTCTTCATTGTATATACCTTATGCTCTGAAAATATTTCGAATCTCTGAAATTGAAAGACTCTCTGATTTTCCAGGTAATTGTGTCTTGAGTCTATCATCGCCCAATACCTCGGCGTACTCCAATGATTTTTTCACCTGCAGAGCCACGATCGATTCATCCACACTCGGATACTTCTCGTCACCCTTGTATATGAGCTTTTTCACATAGACCTCTCTTTTTTGACCCGTCCTGTGACATCGACCGATAGCCTGAAGCTCCGTGCCGGGATTCCACGAGGGACTGGTTATATACACACGAGATGCGCTTTGGATATTGAGACCTTGGCCACCGGCCTTCACTTGAATGAGAAACACGCTATTCTGTGGAGCCCGGTTGAATTCGGCCAATTGTGACTCGCGGCGCTCTTTTGAATAGGTACCATCGATACGGAATACCGGACATGTGAGTTTTTCCTGAATGTAATTCATTTCGCCTTTAAATTGACAAAATACGAGGGTTTTCTCATCCGGATGCTGTGCAATAGATTCAAATAGGGTTTCCATCTTTTTTGATCGCCCCGTCCATGCATTCATTTCTTCATCCAACTTCTTTGCCATACCGTCGATGTAGAGCTGAGGCCATGCCATTACCTGTCTCGCTCTGAGTAACTGCTCAAGAATGTCCATATTGTACATGGTTAAATTACCATGTGCCTCCGCTCGTTTCATCATTTCACGGATCATTTCTTGTGCCTCAGAAAACGCCTGTACATAGATTGTCTTTTCTTCCGGATACATCTCAAGTTCAACGTTTTCAAAGTGACACTCTGGGATAGAATCCTTATTCTTGGTGCGTCGAATGATAAATTTTTCACGCACAACCTCAAGATTGCACTGTACATCGACCCTATCGATGCCTATGAAAGCACATAATGACACGAAATCTCGAACATCATTGAACACAGGAGTTCCTGTCACAACCCACCTGTATGTGGCCCCGATTTGCATCGCCGACTTGAAACGCTTGGATCGCCGGTTTCGAATCTCGTGTGCTTCATCGAGGATGACGCGTCCCCATTCTATCATGTGGACCAGTGGGGCGTCTTCGGTAAGAAGACTGTATGGACAAACAGTCACGTCATGACGCTGGAATTCGGATGCGTCTCTCGTTCGTTTGATTCCATCATACACAAACACACTGAGTTCTGGAGCGAATTTGTGTATCTCATTTTTCCATTGAGTCACGATTGATTTGGGAACCACCACAAGGGTGGGTCCAGTTTTGTTTCGTTTGATAATGGTCACGAGTTGTGCTGTCTTTCCGAGCCCCATCTCGTCACAGAGGAATCCACCCTTTGGTCCCACCGATGAATGCTCTCTCTCGAGCATCCAGTTAACACCCTCTATCTGGTGTGGATACAGTTCCATGCTTTCTTCGTTCTTTGGTTTGATTTAGACATAGGTAGTGAATTACTTAGGTGAAACAACACCATGTTTTTTGAGAAATGAAAATAGAAAAAAAAATAATTTTTTTTACACTTTCTTTTGAAAGAAAGAAGTTTTTAAAAAAATATTTTTTTATTTTTTACTTTTTAAAATTTTAGAAAAATCTCGTCATTAGATTAAAATTAGACATAGTCTCTCTATAAAAAGTTCCAAAAAACATGGTGTTGCTTCGCGGGATTATGTAGAGGTATGTAGAATTTCAAACCTATTAGAGGGATTTAGGTATTCTCCACCATTTAAATTTGAGTCCCACATCTTCTATGTTTTTCTGATTTTCCCCACATCCAAGTTTCACCTTTAATACATTAGGCATTCCGTCGGGTTTATCACCCATGATTACCTTACCAATCACCTTCCTATGCTCCCATGGTTCACCGTCGTCATCTTTACCCTTAGCCAGATGCTTATACCCATCCATGTATACACTCCCCTCCGCTTTTACACATCTTGGGTGAACTTCCTCACCAATTGAAGCGATGTTTATTTCGCCACTGGCCGCATCTTTTGCTTGGATTCGTTGTCTGAGTTGCGTACAATCACAGTCATCATAGATATCTATATTAAGAGGGTTATTGAATTGCATATCAGGATTAAGCTCCTTGACTTCTTTCATTTTAGCAAGAATCTCGGCAGGGATGGCATGTTCCCCATCTATTCGCGTGTTGACATCTCCAGTCATTTTCATGTCTCGTATGATGGGGCCGGGACTGGATGGTTTTTCCTCCACTGGACGTTCAATTTCCTTTAATTCCTTTCCCTCATCGCGGGATCTCATAAAAGTTAAATATAAAGAAAACAGACAGCATACCAAAACAGACGCGCCAATTATTATCACGACATTATTCGATTTCTTAGGCGCATTGACCACTTGGTTTACGTTCATTTATATAATGTGATATAATAATTCACTCATCTCTGTACTCATCGTCTGTATCGGAGTTAATTTCACACGGTGGAGGTGGACCTTCTTCCTTCTTTTTACGTGTTCTCGTCTTCTTTACGGGTTCTTCTATCCCATGCTCTCTGTGATACAATACCTTTTGCCAAAACTCTTCCATGATGGGAAAGTACTTTTCAAACCACCCCCTGTCTCGAGGGACACGCACGACGACAAACTCCTCGGGCTTGGGCCAATTGAAATCAGCATTCTTATATTGGATAAAATCACACTCTTCTAGGTCGAGGATCTCCATACATAATTGAAGCTGTGGCATATAGTGGCGCGGAACTTCTGGTAAAATTTCACGTGACATCGGACACTTGATTTCTATGAGTTTACCCGATTCACTGATACCATCGGGTGATCCACCGAGCCAGGGATGCTTCGGGTGTGGTTCGAGACCAATTTCGTGTACGACTTCATTGTGTCTCTGTTCATATAGAATACGAGCCTCGTCTTCGTACTTGTTTCCGTGTTCCGTGGCTGCATTTCCAGTGAATGGCTTTCCCTTACCACACTTTTTGAGCAGAAGGTCAAATGGTTTTTCGTATTTGTTTTCACCTATGGCTGTGGCGCAGTCACTCGCGGTGAGCATATTTTTTCGCAAATCGAGCCATTCTTGTGACCTCTGTTCAGCGTATGTCTTTTTCAAGAGCTTTTCTACATTGGGGTGCATCTTAAAAAGTATTAGTTTGAACCTTTTAAGCGATTAATTCGATGTCTCAATATACGAGACGTACCCTCTGACGATGTACCCAATCTTTCACATTCTTCTATGAGCCACTGCTTTGAGTACTGTATGGGTGCACGTGGTTTTCTAAGAAAAAGTGATACTGAAATAAATAATATGGGCACGGGTATCATATTACTAATGTGGATAGAAAAAATATTTGGCCGCGTTCTGTTCAGCTTGCTTCTTATTCTTTGCGAATCCTCTACCAAGGATCACGTTGTTCACGTACACGTCCACGTAAAAGATACCATTATCGTGTGATATAACACGATAATCTGGAAGTGGATGTCCATGTGTTTGACAATATCGCATGAGATGATCCTTGTAATTATCATCAATCATGATTGAACGCATGTCCACGAGTTCCGGGTTTTCGTAAATATTCAAAATGAAACGTTTCGCGTGTAACAGACCCAAATCCATGTAAATCGCACCGATGAATGCCTCAAACACGTCTTCAAGAATCTTTGGATTTTTGAACCACTCGTTTCGCATCCCCTTCTCGTCCATCTGGGTCCATTTGTACATTTCAAGCTTCATCGCAATCTTTGCGAGTGTTTCTCCTCTCACGAGCTTCGTTCTCGCTTTGGTAAGAAATCCCTCCTTTTGTTGTTCGTACCTATCAAATAGGAATTTCGTAATCACGAATCCTAACACAGAATCACCTATGAATTCGAGCGTTTCGAATGATTCTAAGTTTTCATTTTCTTTCAATGCAGATTTATGCGTAAAAGCTTTTTGGTACAAATCTATCTTAGATATCTTTGTACCAACAAGGGTTTCGATGGTTTCCCTGTCGATGATCATTTTATATGATTAGTGGACAATTTTTTTAAGCCGTTTGTTCGACCTTGGTGTAGTGGGGGCTCAAGAACTTTTGAAGGTTCAAGAACGTGACTTGCGTGTCCGCAGGTGGGTTAAGAAGATCGCGGAGCTTGTCGTCAAGAACAAGAACACGACCGTTGTCCGGGTGCTTAAGACCCTTTTCAGTGACGTAGCTGTTAATCGCACGAGTGACGAACGAACGGGAGACGAGCTTTCCTTCTTCGACACCGAGAAACTCACGGAGCTTTGGAGAGATCGCTTGTTCACGGTTGAAGCCGTTGTTCTTCGCACGGGACGCGGCTTTGGTTCCGTCCGGGTCGTCTTGCTTCGCCTTGATCTTACGAACGATCTTGGTCAAAGACTTGACGTCGGAACGGAGAGCAGAGATTTCAGAGAGAACAGTTTCAAGAGACATCTTGTTATGTCTTACTTAGGTATCACATCTTTAACCTTGTTTCCTCGATATTAATATGTGATGTAATAATAACATGGATCAGAACGAATACTCGGCAGGGGTCATAAACCGATTCAGGATGAAAAAACTGTTTCACAATGACCCCGTCTTAAAAAAGTTCTATGAGTCCGATGATATCTCTCGGTTCAGAGCGAGAATGCACAGACTGCACAAGGACAAGGATTTCAAGGACTTTGTGAGTGTTATATTGACGGACATCTTGAGATACGAAATCTATGCCGTGATAGACGAACTCACGGAATTTCTCAACCCAGTGGGTGATATGATTCTTTCGGGGGGTGACGCCGTGAATTCGTACTTGGAACCAACACAGAGAATTATGACGCTCGACATAGACACGAAATTCGTACCAAGAATAAAACCAGACACGAAATTTTTCGGTAAGCTTCAAGCCATAAAACTCCTCTTGTGGAACAAACTGGGTGAAATCGCCAAACGTGTAAATAGGCGATTCACTAAGCTCGTGCAAGACGGGCGAGGAAAGCCTGGTAAATTCATAGGTCTTGGTTTCGCAAACGCTGGTCCATACGTGACGCGAAGATACACATTGATACCAAAGAAAAAGGGTGCTAAAAAGGGTCCAGACACACTCGCGGACATAGAGCTTTTCACACTCGACATGAAAGCGCGTGTCTATTCACCCAAAACTGGGCGAATTGAACCAATTAATATGGGTGGTATTCTCGATATCGCATTCATGCGCCCGGGTGAATTTGGATTCGAGGTGGGTGATGATCAGATACAGGCCCTCGATATATTCAAAATCACGGGTAAGTACGTTATCGGTAAATTCGATAACATCAAACTCGCATCCAAAAAGTTCCTCATCGAAGATTCGTATACCATGCAAAAGCTTGGTCTTCGTCAACCGGAAAAGAAGGAAAAGGATCGCCGACGCATGATTAAACTCGCAAAACTCGTGACTCGCCGTAAAATTAATGCGAATGACTCGATGGTTAGTATCATGAAGAAAGTCGATATCCCACTCGTAAAAAAGAAAAAGACGCATACAACACACAAAAACATAAGTCCTCGCAAAGCCATCAAAGTAAACCCAAAGAAATACGCGAAATTCACGACGACACCCGACCCAGAAAAATTATCAAAACAATACGTTCATGGCGTAAAAGCTTCTCATAATATGGGTAACTTACAGGGTTTTTCAAAAACACAATCTAATATGCGGTTTAACATAGAAACGAATGATTGGAAGAAAAATACAAGACCTTCATATGTGAGAAATGAGTTTAACTACAGGCCAAAACGTCCACTTCCATTACCAGAAAAAGTAAAATTGGAAGAAACCCTCTATGGATTCAGACCAGTGCGAGACTCATGGGTTCCAAAGCCCATTATACGTAAATCGGCCATGATACCATTTGTAGGGGTTAAAGATTTGAATCATATTTGAGGTATACAATGATCTACGGTAGTACCCCCTCTAAGGGTGAAGATGGTCTCTACTACGTTAAGGCAACGACCGATGGGGGGAAGCGTTGTTACGTCCAGGTGAAGAATGTCGTCGTCACGGAAGACACAGACGATGAAGTCACGTTTGACTTGTCCGGTGCGGTCGGTGTTGAAAATGTTGAAGCTATTCACGCGAATAATATCGCCGCGGCGAATGAAAACAGTGTGGCTTGGTTTACTAAACAGCTCCCAAAAAAGACGATTTCCAAACTTTACACCAAGCAGGACACACTTTTTACCGATAAGATTTCCGCCACCAAGGTATTCGGTGCGAACAAGGAGCGTCTCACGGAAGTTCCAAATCTCGTCGGTTCCAAATGTTCTATCATGCTCGAGTATGCGGGTCTTTGGTTCGCGAAGAAGGTGTTCGGACCACAATGGAATTTGGTTCAGGTCGTCATGTTGCCAGAACCAGAGCCGGAGCCAGAGCCAACCCCAGAACCAGAGCCAGAACCAGAGCCAGAACCAACCCCAGAGCCAGAGGTGGAAGCATACCCAGATGACATCGTGATTGAAGATGACGAATAAAAAAATTGTTTTTATATATAAATGATGAAGATGAAGAAGGTCACCCCACGCCAATTGGTGATCGCTCTCGCTATCGCGGTTGTGATCTACCTCATGGCCACCCAAACTCGTGCCACCTACAGTGTGAAGGAAAAGGACTACGCCTCGATCGGTGGTATTGATGCCGTCGGTCCATCCGCGGAAGCCGGTGTTGGTTGTGAAATGAAGGCGGGTACCGGTCTCGCCTCGTCGCTTTTGCCACGTGAGGTCGCTCCTCAGGAGGATTTCGGTGAGTTTGCCCCAGATGACATTCTCTCCGGCCAAAACTTCCTCGAGCCACGTCAACAAACTGGCTACCCAGAAACCATTGGCGGTGCTTTGCGTAACGCCAACCAGCAAATCCGCGCGGATCCACCAAACCCAAAGGACGCGTTCGTGTGGAATAACTCCACCATCGCCCCAGACACGATGCAACGGGGTTTGTGTGCGTAAACTTAAAGAAATAACGTTTTAGGTATATATTAAATGTCTCAAGTTCCTTCAGACGAACTCTCAAACAGCGTCTCTAAGTTGGTTGAATTAAACAAGCAAATTACAGAAGCCAGAGAAGATATAAAAGTGATCGTTCAAGCCGAAAAGTCACTTAAGCTCCAAGTGAAGAAGCTCATGGTGGACCATGGGCTCGATGCGATTAACCTCAAGAAGGGGAAGATTTCCGTGCGAAAGAGTTCCAGAAAGACGGGCCTTAACAAGGCTACGGTTAAGGAAGGTCTCGTGACCTATTTCAATGGTAATGAACAACAGGCCGAAAGTGTGTTAAAGGCTATACTCGATAGTCTTCCAGTAAAGGAATCCACTTCTCTTTCCCTCACGGGCATCAAAGACAAGAAATAATGGTTTGGAACGATTATGCTCACGCCGCCGAGCGTATGAGCGATAACGAATACAGCGACGATGAGGAGCACGAAGTTGAAATGGACAAATCGCTTCACATCGATGACTGGGGTGGACATTTCGATGATGATTTATGGTGGATGTGGCAATTGCTACAAAGGTATCTCGGAGACAGGTACATGAATCACCATATCCTCAGATATGCGAAATACCACGATTTTATTGAGTTTTGTTACCAACTCTCTGATCATAGAGCTATAGAATTATAATATACATATATTACAAATGCTTCCAGATATTACCTCCCAAAAAGTAACCATTCCCGCCGCCCTGTTTCTCGCGCTCAGCCCAGGTATCCTCCTCCGCACCGATGGTACCAGCATCAAGTTCCGCAACGGTCTCACTGGACGCACCGCTGTGATGTTTCACGCGCTCGTGTTCTTCCTCGTCTACTCTTTGATCGCGAAGGCCATGGGTCTCGTGCTCACCCGAACTGATCTCGTCGTGACCACTGTGTTGTTCTTGGCCTTGAGCCCAGGTATGTTGCTCACCTTGCCACCAGGCTCCAAGGGTGTTTTCATGTCCGGACAAACTAGTCCATCGTCTGCTCTCATGCACACCATCGTTTTCGCGCTCGTCTTCGCTCTTTTGCGAAAGCAATTTCCTAAGTACTATTAAGTGACCACCGATGAAATATTTGGTAATTGGTCCAGGTGCCATGGGGTTTTACGCCATGCTCGGCCACCTTAAAACAATAGAAGATCGTCTCAGTGATGTACAAGAAATATCGGGAGCATCCGCGGGGTCCATCCTCGCTGTCATGCTCGCCTTAGGCAAGTCCATCGATGAGGTGATAGACATATCACTCAAGTTAAACATTTCAGATTTAGTGAAGGTGGATTTGAAATGTTTTTTATATAGATATGGATTCGTAAACGTCGAATCTATGCGCGACACATTCGTCAAAATATGTGGATGCGATCCGACGTTTTCTGAATTGAAAAAGAAAATATACATATCCGCATTTTGCGTGAATACCAAACAGACGGACTATTTCTCAGCGGATACTCATCCGGATATGAAAGTACTCGACGCCATGTTGATGAGTATAGCCATTCCATTCGTGTTCTCGGCCATAAAGTTTAATGGAAATACATACGTCGATGGTGGGATGATGGAATCACTCCCGATGGCACCATTTTTAGATAAAAAGCCACACGACGTGTATTGCGTAGAGTTGAAATCTCGGTTGAAATACACAGAAAGTATAGACGACATACACACATTTGCGCAGGCGATCATACGCTCAAGTTTTCAAAACAGATACGAGTATGACATGTCTAGATACGAACTAAAAACAGTAGACGTAGGAGACATGGACATTTTTGACTTCGGTATGTCTTACGAAGATAAGATACGGATGTACATGAAAGGTACCTCGTAATTTTTTGTTAGCTTATATCAATATGGACGCGTGTGATCCAGGGGTGAATGTTCGAAACCTCAAGAGACTCGTGAAACAGAACACGGGTCTCGAGTTAAATCTCACGCGCGAGCAAATATGTGACGCGTACTCATCAATCCAGGACGGCAAACTCCCTTTGCCACCCATGGTCCTGTCGAAGGATGGTAAATATATGTTGGATAGAAAGTCGCCATTGACCGGTAACGACTTTGAAATCCTGTTTGGTTCGGATTCGACCGTGGCCCAATTGAAGCGCGTGGCGCGTAAAGCTGGGCTCGCGAGTTACAAGGACATGACCAAATCCGAGATGGTCGAAGCGATTGAATCCATACTCGAATCTAAAAACATTCGGGAACCAATTCGTTTGCACGTTTCCGCACAAAGAGCGACTCGTAAAGTTTCGGTAAACAACAACAATAATTACCCAAACAACCTGAACGTGAATAACGTGAACGGAAACGGTGTGCGTAACAATAACAACAACCTCGGTAAAATCGCAAACGAGTCGAAAAACTTGAACCGTAACGGGAACCGAAACGGGAACCGAAACGGGAACCGAAACGGGAACCGAAACGGGAACAATCTCGGTAAAATTGCGAACGAATCGAAGAACCTGAACCGTAACGGAAACCGTAACGGTGAAACCCGTAACGGTAACCGTAACGCGAGACCGGCCACCAACCAAAGAACGGCGCGTTACGTGAATGCGATGTTGCGTAGACCATCAAACTCGCGAAGAAACGAAGACTTGGCGAAAGTCCTCGCCGCGGCGCGTAACACGGGAAATGGGAGCACGCAAAATTTGAGTCGCGTGATAGAAGCCCTGCGTAAAAAACCGAGCACCGATGGCTCGACCGCGGCCATGCTCAACAAACTCATGCGCGCGAAAACGTCGGGTAACTCTGACGCACTCCGACGCGCGATGAAGGAAGTCGAGATCCTCCAACGTAAGGGTCCAGTGGCTTCAGTGAACGATAAACAACAGAAGCGCGCCGAACTCGAAAAGTATGCGATAAAAAAGGGTTCTGATCTCCGCGGTAAGTTTAGAAATGAATTTAACGAAGCGGTAAGAAAACACATAAAAGACTATAAGAATGGGGAATATGTGACGTTGAACATGCCAAAGAAGAAAATTTCAAATGATCACAGAAGAATAGAAGCCCTGCAATATGGTACCATGGGATTTGAAAATCGTATAACTGACGTTGGAAATAGAGTAAAAGGCATTAACAATAATGCGATCAGAAGCGAGGCTAACGTTCTTTTCCAAGATTTCAAAAAGAATGATTCGGACTCCACAAGGCGTAAAATATACCATCTCCACAATCTCGACAAGCAGCTAGGAAATAGACAGGAAAAAGTTGTGACCCTATTTAAAAATCGTCAGCCTTTAAACGCCGTGAGAGATGAAGTCCTGAACACTAAAAATTATAACGCAATAAATGGACTACTAACTAATCTTGATAAACAAATTGAAGAGAAGGAGAGGGAGATCAAATTCAATAAATTTATCGCAAACAATAAATACAAAAACATCCAAACTAAAATTAAAAATGCTAGATTGAGAAATAAATACATGAACAATAAAACCATCACATTGAATAACGTGAGAGGTGCGCTCAATGCAATGTTGGAAGGTACGAAACCAAACGTGAAGGTTAATACACCAAACGTGAAGGTTAATACACCAAACGTGAAGGGTAAATTAGAAAAGGTCGAAAAGGAGCTGCGGGTTACTAGAAATAAATTAGGTGATTCAAACGAAGAAATGGCAGGTGTGGCTAAAAAGTTGGAAAACAAAATAGCAAACTTAAAAACCGAACTCGCCAAGGCCACGAGCCCAAATCAACGCAAAGTTATCAACAATAAACTTAGAAAGGCAACTGAGAATGCACTCGTCTATAAAAATAGACTCAAAAGGACGATCGAGTCAAAAAATGCGGAAATACAAAATGCGATGAGGAATTCTCAAAAAAAGATCGAAAACCTCAAAGCCCAAATTGCGAACGCCACGAGCCCAAATCAACGCAAAGCTCTCAACAATAAACTTAGAAAGGCAACTGAGAATGCACTCGTCTATAAAAATAGACTTACAAGGTCTAACGCTGCAAAAAATAAAATTCAAAAAGAACTAAATACGTATAAGGAAACTTCGAAGAGTGTAATCGCCGCAAAAAACAAACAATTCAAAAACAAAATCGCCGCAAAAAACGAACAAATACAACGAATAATTGAAAATATGGCGATGGCAAACACGGGTGAAAAGAAAAGACTCAAAGAGGAGTTAGAGGCCGCTCGAGAGCAAAAGGAGAACATCCAACAGAATGCATACGTGCAAATAACCGCCGCTAAAAAAAGTGCAAATAACCGTGTCGCCGCTTTTACACGAGCTTCACAAGAAAGAATGGAAACACTTCGCACACGGGCAAACAATGAAGTGAGGGTCGCTAAGAATGCCGCGTCAAAAGCTGAAGTCGCTACAGCTACGGCACAGAAACAGCTAACAAATGCACAGGCTAATTTAGCAAAACAACGGGCAAACGTTGCTCGTATAGAGAATGCACTCAGCAAAAAAACGAACCAAACCAATGCGGAACGAGCGAATCTTCAAGCGAAGCTTGAGGAAGAGAAAGCACAAGTTGAAACTGCGAAAAAAGATGCACAAGAAGCTAAATCTAACGCAAACGCAGCTCGTATTGAAAGTAATCGTCTCGTAGCTGAAGCGCAGAAAGCAGCAACTAATGCATCGAACCGCGCGACTGAAGCTGAACAAGCGAAATTGACTGCACAAGCTGAACGCCAAACCGCGCTTGATAATAAAGAAAAGGCGAACCGTCTCAAACTCGAAGCGAACCGTCTCAAAGCTGCGGCGAACGCGGCGCGTAATGCGGCTCGACAGGAGGCCGCCCAAAGCCGTAAAAACGCGAACAAAGCAAACGCCGAAGCAATGCGCATAGCCGCTGAATTGGAAAGTGGTAAAGCTAAATCAAAAGCCGAAATCAATGCGCTCACGAATCAAATGCAGAAGGCATTCAACACAAGGCAAAGAGAAATGCAAAATATAATAAATGCAAAAACAACTGAGTTCAGCACATATAGGCAACAGGCAAACAAAATCGTACGTAACGGTGCTACCAGAGAAGCCACCCAGAGAAATAGAATCACGGCTCTAGAGAGTAACAGAAACAAATGGCAAGCCGAGTTTAATTTAGCAAAACAACGTCTCAACGTGAAAAATGCCAACCTGTTGAAAAAGATTGAGCAGATCAAGAAAACGCAATCCAATCTCGCGAGGCTTCAAAAAGAACTTAATAACACTAAATCAGCTTCAGCCGCGGAAAAAAATGCAATTAAAACGCAACTCGAAGCCGAAAAACAAAACTTAGCCCGTCAATTTACACAGACGCAGACGGACTTAAAATCAACAGAATCTGAATTAATTAAATTAACTAAAAATAGAAATATCCTGTTTAAGGAGCTCCAAAATAGGAGTGGTACGCTATCACAAACGAGATCTGAACGCAATAAATTACAAAAACAGTTAGAAGACACTAAAAAAATACTTGGAAACACACAAAATAATTTGGGTCAACTCGCACTCGCCGAACAACGCGCGAGAGGCCAAAGAAATACACTTTCCAGCAAACTCGCACAGGTCCGAGGTCAACGACAGAATCTCCGACGTAGAAACGGCGCATCGCAAAAGGTCATAACTGGCCTTACGCGACAAAGACAAAACGCGCAAAGAGGTATAAATGCACTCAGAGCTCAGACTAGAAATTTAGAACAAAAGAGACTCGCGGCAAACAGGGCTACTAATAATAGATTTAATGCGAGTGCCGCGTTTAACCGTCAAATGAAAGGAGTGGCCGCTAGACAGAGTCGGCAATCTTTGAAACCCAAAGCTACAATGCTAGGCGCGGCTCAGTTGGGTGTAGGCAAAGCACTCAGAGAAAAGCTTCTAAAAAATGTAGATACGACCAATATTAATGGTAAATTGGTTGTAAATGGAGGAGGAGGAGGAATGATTCCGCTTCCGGGTGGTGAAAGACGTGATTTAAAAAAAGTGGTGCAAGATCCAATGACCGGACTAAATAGACTCAGAGCTATAGAAAAAATGATACTGAAAAGAAAAACAAATAGAAATACTACAATTTTACAGAGAAGGCGTATGAATAAGGTTTTGAGTAAACAGGGTACCAGTGTAAACATAGGTAGAAGTAAACTTCGGGGATTTGCTGCTAGTGGACTCAATCAAAAGACCATATCAGATGTAACCAGGCGATTATAATCTAATCCATAGTATATGTCCACCTACGTCCAAGAACCCTGTGAATTCATTTACCGTGTCTCCTCCTTAGAAAAAGTCGTCGATGGAGACACGATAGATGTTACCATCGATCTCGGCTTCGATGTTTGTACCAAGCAACGCGTGCGTTTGCTCGGTATAGACACCCCTGAATCTCGCACGCGTGATTTGGAAGAAAAGAAATTTGGTCTTCTCTCCAAGAAGAAACTCAAGGAATGGTGTCTGAAAGCCGTGGAATCTGAGAAGGATGATATCGAGATCCAACTCAGATGCCCGGAGGCCGATTCTAGGGGTAAGTTTGGTCGTATTTTGGCGGAAGTATGGGTTTCCGAAGATGGTGAATGGACCAACGTGAATAAGTGGCTGTGCGACAACGGGTTTGCGGTTCCCTACACGGGGCAAAACAAGGCCGATGTGGAAGCGCTTCACATGACGAATCGTGAAAAGTTACGCAGTGCTGGTTTGGCGTAACCACAGATTAGCTATCCACTTCTCACCGGATTCAACGGGTGCTCCACCGTGAATCGCCTCTTCGGGTATATATCCCCAAGTATTGAGTGTATCAAAACTGAGTACATCACCCTTTTTAAGTCTATACGACATATCCAATATGGGAAAATAGGTCTCCCCACCTTCATATTCGTCATTCAAGGCGAATATGAATGTGTGTACCCGGTGATTAGTATCACTAGGGAATGCGTCGGAGTGTGGGTTATAGAACCCACCTGGTTTATAACGAATGACTTGTAATCTTTCACACCGAGAAATATCATCTGTGCATCTTTCCATCATTTCCCTAAGTTTAGGATCTCTGTCTAAACTTAGTCCCACGGATTCGCTATTACGATACGTCGTATCATTGACTTTACGGCTTCCTATCCTCGATGGTTTTAGTTTTTTAACTGCTTTCGATTTAATGTATTCACATTCATCATCCGTAAGAACCCCTCGTATGATTTGAGGTTCTCGGTACTTTGGTCTGAATATGATGAATAGAACCACGGCTAGTATTAAAAGGAGTACTATCATCTATCATTAGCTAAGAATATATGATGTGGAATTACACAATCGTATCTACTGTGTATCTGATTACACACTCCATTGAAATACTTACATAGCTGTTGAGCCGTGTTTATTATTTCATTCTCCTTGTCCCTTTCAACTATCCATTGTCGTAACATGTCACCTCCCGTGTCCAGAAACATTTGTTGTATGTCCCGTATGTCTCTCATCTTGTCGTTATATTTCTGTCTTCTCTGAAGCTCCCATTTCATGCGCTCGTCGTTAATCTTATTCATGAGATACTCTATTCGTAAAGACATGTTATCTTCGTATATGAATGCGTACCTATATGCTAATAAGTGTTCCGCCGTCACGACGAGATAGTAGAAACGCATAATCAATGGAGGCGCATTTTCATCTATGAGTTCTCTGTATATGGGTCGTCCACCACATGGAATGTCGCCATTCTCTCTCGACCGCTTCGTAAATTCAAAAAAATGTGGATTGTGTATGCGACCCTTTTCTATCGCTCCCGTACGCCAATCAAACGCTGTTTGACATACTGTACACCACATCTGGGCACACCCATCTATTTTATGAATCATCGTGGAGCATTTGGGACATGGTCTGGTATCCCTGTTGATGAGTTTCATCGTTTTCACGAGTTCTGGGTCACACACGTGACCAGGGAGACACTCTTCGTTACACTTATCACAAAACGATTTTTCGCATATTCCACATTTCCACAGTTCGTCTAAAAACCCCCTACAATCCTCACACGGACACCCTCGTACAAACTTTGCTTTTGTTTCTATGGTTCCAAAGCGCATAGATTCTAATTCAATTCTCACATATCTGTGCGCACCTTCTAGAAATAAAGCCATTGTGAGGTAAAGATCTATCTGATCCCTAGGTGCTTTTGCCGTGTGTAAATGTAAGTACCGACGCCTAGCCTTGATGTACGTATTTGATATACCTTCACGCAATTTACCAAGTTTTTGACGTTTGAGTATTCTCTGTACATACGGTTGCGTTTCGGGCATTCGAGCGAGTTCGCGTTCAAAGAGTATGCGTTCTTTGTGTTTCTTATACTCGTAATTCTTGAAACGCTTCGTACAAAACGAATCAATCATATCTCGCGTGTACACCTTCTTGCAACTCATACAATGCGCGTCCTCGGTAGTTGATAACAGATAGGTTTGGTTACATGCTCTACACGATTCAAAATCACAAAAAGGGCATACTACTTTTTTGTGATTTGTTTTATTTAAACGTTCACAGCACACACCGCACGTCGTCATGTACTTCTAGGGGTCTTCTTCTTTAAACTATTGGGTTTGGTCGCTGGCTTACCAGACAGAATGCGCTTGACTTCGCTGAATAGCTTGACGTACACGGGCTTACCAGAATTCTTTTCACGATTAATGAACTGTTCGTAAACTTTAATCTCTTTACCGAGCGTACTCTTACCAGTATTGATCGCGTGACGAGACTGCTTCACGAGCGCGTCGATACCTTTCTTGAAACGGGGGCTGGTGGCGGAAGTTATGTTCCTGACGTCGACGAATGGGACTGGAGACATCTTACATTTTATTAAGAAATAATTTCTACGTCTGTCACTAATAAACAGTATCGTCGGTGGCTGTCTGATTCGATTGTAGTCTTTATAAAGTTACCTTCTGTGTATTCTTTTATAACTCTTTTCATAGCATCAATAT